GAGCATCTCACTATCTTTTGGTGTGGGATTACTCTTGTGTTTTCTTTACTCCTATATCGTGAAGGTTATTCGCGATCAGGTAGTGGAGGAAGTTATTCACAGGAACGGAGTTATGCCTGAAGTTTTCCGAATCTTTCGAGATAAATATCTCAAAGTTCTGTTACAGGCGAGTGCAGTCCTTGCAACCTTCTGGGCTTTGGCCCAGATTTGGAAGCATATGAAGGTTTTGCCAACTCCTCAGGGAAATCTCAATCCTACCAGTGTTGAAGAACTGGAGGAGAGAAATGAGGAAAAGAATCCTTGGGCACAGTATGTTATTGAGCCCATCCCGACATCCAGAGCTGCGGCTACCACTACTTCTCATGAACTTCAAAAGATGGTTGAAAATAACCTCTGTTGTATGGAGTATTATGTGAATGGTCAGCCGCGTTTCGTTGACGCTTTCTTTATCAAGAGTAATATTGCATTAGTCCCGGACCATATTTTTGAGGTCTCGGATTTCTTTGCAGTTTTTACGCGTCACGGAAAGGACAAAGTTGGTGGCAATTTCAAAAGCCATATCAGCACGACTACCTCCGCTCATATCCCAGACACAGATTTGCGTCTAATTTGGGTTCCCAGTGGAGGTGATTGGAAAGACTTGACAAAGTACTATCCTCTCGAAAAAGTCATGCGAGCTGTTCCCGGTATCCTTCACTATAAAGCTGGTGATGGATCCGTGATGAGATCAGGATTAAAATGCGTTCCGCAGATGATTCAGGTTCAAGATTCACGTTATTGGGGAGGAGCTTATGATCTTGAGTTTCCAACTTTTCCTGGTTTGTGTATGGCTACTATTGTGGCCAATACACGAGCCCCAATCATCCTAGGACATCACCTAGGTGGCAAGACAAATGCTACTTTTGGTGTGTGCGGAATGATTACTCTTCCACAGATTGAGAAGGCTATTGAAGTTTTGAAGCAAGCCAATGTTTTACTATGTGCTAGCTCTGGAACTATGCCTACTCAACAGTATGGAGTACAGTTCTTCGAGGGTGCCGAAATGCATCCCAAGAGCCCTGTCAACTATATGGAACCTGGAGGATCTATGCGAATTTACGGAAGTGTGAAAGGTCGATGTACCTATTACTCCGAAGTTGTTCAGACTAAGATTTCTCCTATTGTTCATGAAGTTACAGGAACTCCGAATCTGTGGGGAGCACCCAAAATGAGACCGTCATGGAAGCCTTTTCAGGCATCCCTGGCTAGTTCTTCGAATCCTTCTTGTGGAGTAGAACCTCTTCTCTTGAATGCTGCTGTTGCAGACTACTTGTCTGACATAATGCTTAAATTGAAAGAGTTCCCACATCTAAAGAAGGACATCAGACCTCTCACTGAGATGGAAAATGTCTGTGGTATCGATGGAAAGAAGTTTATTGACAAAATTCCACCAAATACTTCAGTCGGATATCCACTAGGAGGCCCTAAGAGAGACTATCTCACGGATTTGAACCCGGATGATTATCCAGGTTTCGCTTGTCCGAGAGAACTAGATCCTATCTTCTGGGAGGAGATGAAACGATGTGAAGACACATGGTCTCTAGGGGAAAGAGTTTATCCCGTGTTCAAAGGATGCTTGAAAGATGAGCCTACTAAACTGACCAAAGACAAGGTTAGAGTATTTCAGGCTGCACCTATTGCATTGCAACTCGCTGTGCGCAAGTATTTCTTGCCTGTAGCACGGATGTTTTCGCTTTTCCCTCTGATCTCAGAGTGTGCTGTGGGTGTAAATGCTCATGGCCCTGAATGGGGTCAGTTGGCTGATCACATGAGGAAATACGGTGAAGATCGTATCCTTGCTGGTGACTATAAGACCTATGATCTACGAATGCCCGCTCAATTAACTTTGATGGCTTTTAAGATTATGATCGATGTCGCCAGGGAATGTGGTTACGATGCTCGGAGTTTGGCGATCATGGAAAGTATTGCGACAGAAATTGCTTACCCATGTGTTGCCTACAATGGAGATTTGTTGACACTGATTGGATCTAACCCTTCGGGGCAGAACATGACAGTGTATGTCAATTCTATCGACAACAGTCTTTTGTTGCGGTGTGCATATTATTCCATTCTTGGATTGAATGCCCCCGCATATAGATCTGTGTGTGGTATGATGACTTATGGTGATGACTTCAAAGGATCTGTTAAACCAGGTTTCGACGAATATAATCACGTCTCCGTTGCGAAGTGGATGGCTGATCATGATATTATCCTGACAATGCCAGACAAAACTTCAACTCCAATTCCCTTTATGCATGATTCTGCCGCAGATTTTCTGAAGCGGAAAAATGTGTATGCACCCAAGTTGGACCGTACTGTGGCTGCATTGGATGAATCCTCAATTTTGAAGAGTCTCCATTCGTGTCTCAAATCCAAAGTAATTTCGGATGATGAGCACGATATGCAAGCCATTGATGGTGCACTTCGAGAGTGGTTCTTCCATGGTGAAGAGGTGTATGAAACTAGACGAGCTCAAATGCAAGAAATAGCCGAAAAGGCTGGAATCAAGCATGGCTGCTCTGAAATTCACATCTCTTACGATGAGAAGATCAAACTCTGGAAGGAGAAGTACGAGTCACCTGAGGAGAGCTAAGTCTCTCCCCCCGAGCTGGGATCTCATTAAACTCATCCCTCTGTGTGTTGGTCATGCACAATAAATTCAAAGACCACGCTGTGGACTGGATACCTGATCAGTTTGAGTTTGTCGTTTTACTCTACTGTATCTTGCTTCCACAGCGGATTCGCCCTGCCCCCGTGCAGAACCTGTATTTACAGGAAGTGTTGCGAGCTGAATCTAAGCGACTATGATGGTACTATTGATCCGTATCAACCGTCAGAACTACAAAATTGGATTTCTAACAATTATACAACACAAAACAAATCCGGACCTGTTGAGTCCGAGGTCGCTGTCTTTCATGATGCTGACCAGAAATGGATGGTGGACATTGAGTCTACTATCGACCCTACACGAGACCACGGAAAGGTGGACACGTCTTCGTTGAAGAACTTTTTGTCGAGACCTGTTTTGATTAACAGTTTCAACATTGCTCGTAATTCTCCGATCGACATTTCCCTCAATCCGTGGCAGTTGTATATGTCGAACCCGAATGTCAAAGAGAAGTTGGATAACTTCTACTTGTTCCGAGGTCGACTTTGCATTAAGGTGATTTTGAATGGTAGTGGATTCTACTATGGTCACTTTCTTGCATACTACATCCCTTTCGCACTGGATGATGAACTTGGCTCTTTTGCTCGAGGAGATCCCCTCGACGATCTTATTAAGACAGTTTATCCCCACATATGGCTTGATCCTACCACATCTCGTGGTGGTGAGATGAAAGTACCATTTTACAATCCCCACACGTGGATCTCCTTGCCGGAGGCCACGCATCGGGATATGGGTCAGTTGCGAATTTGTGACATTGTTCAACTAAAACATGCCAACGACTTGGCTCCTCACTCTCTACGCGTGTCAGTATTCGCGTGGTTTGAGGATGTTGAAATTTGTCATACCACATCGAGAGATTTTGATTCTCTATCACCTCAGTCCGGTATGGGAGGTATGGTTGCTGCTGCTGCAGCTATGAACCAACACTCCAAGGATGAATATGGTGAAGGAATTGTCTCTCATGTTTCGAGTGTCGCTGCTAATGCAATGCAGTCTTTGTCTGGTGTCCCTATTATTGGGAACTTCGCTAAGGCAACTGCTAATGCTGCTGGTACAATACATAAATTTGCTCGTTTCCTCGGTTTTTCAAGACCGAGGCAAATTGAGGAGATTAAGTTTGTACAGCATTTTGATGCAGGACATATGGCACTCACTGATCAGCATGATACATCTAAGAGTCTAGCTCTTACCTCCAAACAGGAATTGACTGTGGACCCACGAGTGGTGGGTTTAGGAGGTACTGATGAGATGTCTTTGCAGTACATCACCTCGAAAGAGGCAATATTGCAAACAGTCGCAGTGAACCCTGCAACTGCCAGTGCTGATGATCTCGTTTGGACTTCGACAGTAAGTCCAATGCTCTATCGAAAGAGCGGTGATGAGATTCGTTTCACACCAATGGCCCATGCCTCTGTACCTTTTCGCTTTTGGACTGGATCTTTGATTTTTAGATTCCAGATCACTGCGTCTGCTTACCATAGAGGCCGTTTTCGGGTCACTTGGGATCCTATCAACCAAGCTTCTGGTGCAGCCAACTATAACTTGAATTATTCTCGAGTTGTTGATATTGCACAGGAGCGCGATTTTGAGATTCCTATCACCTGGGCGCAATTTCGCGCCTGGCACGAAGTCGATGATTTCGACCGTGCGAACACCGAGCTGTACGGAACTTCACCACTCACTGGAGTGCGAAGGAATACGGCTAACGGTGTCATTGCCATGTATGTGGTGAATGAGATTGCAGTTCCTAACACTGCGGCTGATGACGATGTTTTTGTTACTGTCACAGTCCGTGCAGGACCAGATTTCAGACTCGCAGGTCCGCGAGATTCACGAATGGCACAGCTCTCCTACCAAAGTGGTGTGGGTTCCTCTGTTTCAGAGGGCGCCCATGAATCCGCAGAGGGTTACATGGAGGGCACTGGAATTGAGGCAGAAGGAAAGCCCGGTTCCACCCAATCTATCGCCCCGATCGGCGATATGGACAATAATGATGCTCATCTGTATGATGTTTATTTCGGAGAGCAAGCTGTTGTCTCGATTCGACAGTTGTTGAAGAGATACAGTTTTGTCCATGCAGAGGATTTCACTTGGTCTTCGTCAAATGCATTAGTTACAAGGATTTCTCACAATATGCCACCTTTGAAAGGTACTGGCACTGGTGATGATCTCCATGTTGGCTCTGGTCAGCCTTGTACATATGCTACGATGAATATTTTGACCTGGTTCTTCCCTGCTTACACGGGATATCGTGGTTCTTTGAGATGGAAAGTCTCTATAATCGATTCCCAAACTGCCCAGTCATATTTGATGGGAGTTACAAGACATGAACCTGTCACCTCGGCCGAGGTTGCTATCGGCCGTATCGAAACGGATATGAATCTGCCTGGAAATGCACCGGCAGCCAATTCGTTAGTGCTTGGATCGCTCTTTGATGGAGCTCTAGCACGAAACACCCTCGGAGAGGGAACTCTAGAATTTGAGTTACCTTTCTATTCAAACAGACGCTTCGCGCCCTGCAGATTACGCAGGAACACGAATAGTACTCTAGCCCTCGGAAAGGGGCATTGTGAGTCTTGGAAGATGTTTGTTTTCGGCGATGCGAATACTACTACAACGCTCGCCAAATTTGCCGCAGTGGGAGAAGATTTCTCACTGTCGTTCTACGTGGGTCCTCCTAGGATGACCCTCGCAGCTTTACCCAACCCCTAGATAATGCGGTTGGTTTAAATCCCCCTGGTGCCCGGGGGGTAGGTGAAAGATAAATTCACCTTGGACGGAGCTTACGCTCTACGTCGTTTCTTGAGTACATCAGGATGGTTTTCAAACCCGACTAGAGCGTTCGCGCTCTCTTCGGGAAAATTTTCCCATCTTGGTGGCACACTTTTAACAGCGTAGTCCTAAATGTTTAAGTACACTTACTGAACAAGAGGCGGTTTAAAGGCCGCGCACTAGATTCAGTTACGTAGGGGCCGAAGGAAAGGGATATAACCTGCAGTGCTTCATGCATAATGGGGCATAGTGCGGGACACCCGCCGGCGGAGAGGCAAGGGAGCTATGAGGTTACTCGGGGC